GATTCAATAGCAAAGTTAGTGTAACGTCTGTATGTCACTTTCCAAAAAGTGATCTGAGGATTTCCTGTACAATTCCTCTACCTTATCTTTCAATAAGGATTAGACTATATCTTAAAGTGAATTCTTATTTTCTTTCATTAAAGCAAGTTCTTTATTTAATATAAATTCACACGAAAACCATTTAGTCGTTGAACCTTCTTCTTTAAATTTTTCTAATTTATTTACAATATTATTTATTTGATTCATATCTATTTCTTTTTTAGATGAATTGTATTTTACTGTTACAGGCATTAAATTAGACCAGTTACAGCATTTAAATTTTTCATCTTCTAAAGTTAAATCAAATTTACAAACAGGTATAATATGATCAATTGACCAATATGTACCATAATTATCCCAATTCATTTCATTTGTGAAGTTATATTCAAACCATTCCCTTAAATATTGAATATTACATCCAACATAATTCATGGTTGTATCATTTTTTACAAGAACTGTTCTTAAACGTGCTGCTAAAGATTTTTTTATTCTATAATTCATATTTGTATTATGTTCTTTTTTGCACCACGCCGTTTTTTGTTCTGTTAAAAATTTAGGATAACAAGAAAGGCATATCTTTTTTTTATAAAACTTCTTCAATTTTGAAAACTGATTTAATGCCTTTTCTTCTTGACATTTTTCACATTTCGCAATTGTATTTTCAGCGTTTTTTTGTCTTAGAATTTTCTTTCTTGTTTTATCTAATTCGTTTAAACATTTTTTACATGTTATTCCAAATTTATCTTCACTATATTTTCTGTAATTCGTAATTGGATAATTTATTTCACATTTGTCACATACTTTGTCTGTTTCTTCGTTTAAAAACTTTACGCAAGACATTTATTTATATGCTATGTTTGTATTTTATATTTATATTGTTTTAATTAATATTATTTTTATTTCATTTAAAGAAGCTTGGATGCTCATTGCCCATTTTATCGAACTTGTTAGTTCAATTCATCTTATTCATTTTTACTATACCCAAGGTTTTTGTCTTGGCCACAATTTTCTCACAAAAATTGTTTAGTAGAATAAGCTTTAGGGGTTTCAAGCAGTTTGATTTTCTTACCAGGGTTATTCTATTATCTATAATAATATAGACAAATCCCTGATTAACATCAATGGTCCTAAAATTGGATCCATATAAGGCTTTATGAATATCTTATTTTTTCGATATTCCCTGATGTTTTTCTACCCTACAGGCTTTTAAGGTAAACGTCTTGAGCGCCGTAAGCCACGAGTTGCATTAAACCACCTCCCATTTTATAATATCCCTAAAGAAAAAAATTTTCCTAAAATTAAATTAATTGTTTTTATTAATTTAATTCACTACCTACATATTAAGATAAAATATTATTAATGTTTGAGTTATCCTTCATAAATATGGCCAAATATCCTTCATCAAATATTTCTTTTTTACCTTCATGATTTTTTGTAAAAATGTAAGAATTTTGTTTTTTTTTGATAGACCAACCATTATCTAAAGCATTATATAAAAATATCATTTTCTTAAATTTAATTTGGTCTATTTCAGCATCTAAATCATTTTTAATATTCAAATTTACTAATATATCTGTTGAAACATTCATTCTTTAATGTATTATTTGAAACTTTTATTTGTCTTTAAACCAATGATTAATATCTTTTTAAAAATTTTAAATTAAATAATAAATTACTCTTTAATATATTATGCCTAGTTTTAAGCCTAAATCTAACAAAAAAATTCGTGTTTGTAAAAAATATACTACCACTTTGGATGGAAAGCACAAAGAGTTTATAAATGAATTTGACAAGAATGAATTTGATACTATACCTAAATTAAAACAGGAAAGAGCCGATTTAAAAAAAGAAATAGAAGTACTTGATAAAACTAACATTGAAGAGATTATGGATATGAAGGATCGCATCAAGGAAATTGATGAGACTATTAAAGAATTGAAAAACAAAAAAAATAATTATTTTTTAGATAATTCTAAATTCATTTTTGAATATTTTGAAAACAAAAAAAATATCAATAATATTGATACTCCAACTAATTCTTCAACTAACAAATCTGTATCTTCTAAAAATCAAATACTTTTTAATTTTTTCAAAATTCAAAACACGAATCAAGAAGAAAATGTTACTGAAAATAGAAACAAAAATATCGTTCAAAAATATCTCAGCAATATTGATGAAACTTTTATTGATATGAATTCATTTGTTAGATGTACCGATATATGTCAGCATTGTTTTAAAGGCGAACTTATCCCACTTGATGATGAAGGAGTACTTATTTGTAATGTATGTGCTGTAAATATTCCTTATCTTATTGAAAATGAAAAACCATCTTACAAAGAGCCTCCCAAAGAGGTGTGCTTTTATGCCTATAAGAAAATTAATCATTTCAAAGAAATTCTTGCCCAATTTCAAGGCAAGGAAACAACTCAAATTCCAGATGAAGTAATTGATCAAATACATTTACAGATTAAAAAAGAGCGTATTAGTCTTGAACAACTAACACATTATAAAACCAAAGAGATTTTAAAGAAGCTGGGATTTAATAAATATTATGAACACATCGCATTTATTAAAAATAAATTAGGTCTTAAACCACCTATTTTTAGCCCCGAATTAGAAGAAACATTGTGTAATCTTTTTATGGAAATTCAATCACCTTATGCCAAAACTTGTCCTGATTATCGTGTCAATTTTTTAAACTATTATTATGTTTTATTTAAGTTTTGCGAACTTCTTGGAGAAGAACAGTACTTAGATTCTATTCCTTTGTTGAAAGATAGAGAAAAATTGATTGAACAAGATGAAACATGGAAAAAAATGTGTATTGAATTAGATTGGGAATTTATTCCTACGGTTTAAAATAATTTTAACTATTGCGTCCATTCAGATTTTAATCAAATCTTTAGCGATATTAAGGCTCGGGACGGTTCACCGCACTCAAAAACAACAATACTACAACAATAACGCCCAAAAGCTGAGCAGTACCTAATAAGGTTAATATCTCCTCACTACCTCCTCTTTTTACTCCTCTTTTTAACGTATTACGTTTTTTATGGTTTCGTCTTCTAGATTTTTTTCCACCTCTAGATGTATCACAGTTCTTTAATTTTTCAACACCTGTATTATAAATGCTAGTTAAATAATTATTAAGTTCTTTTTTATCTTCATCAGATAAATTTGAGATAATTTGGTTAAATTGGTTACTAATTTCAAAAATTTGATCTAAATCATTTACATTTGGTGGATTTTCCAAATTTTTGTCAACAAAATTTTTAACGGTTTCCATTTATATAATATCTAAATATAATATTTAAAAATAATATCTAAATATTATATTATTTTTAAATTAGTTTAAAGTCCACCGGGAAATCCAACTAAATTTGCTCCCAAACCGAACCCAGCTCCAGAACGAGCACTCACACCCATGCTAGGAATATATGTATCCAAAATGGCAAAAGTAGCCGCAGCGGTTAAAGCTAGACACCCAACTTCTTCTAAATTCATAGATTTCTTAGGGATAACATATGCAGCAATTGCCACCATTAAACCTTCTACGATATACTTGATAATTCGCTTAATAAGTTCGCTTGTATTAAACATCCTATATATAAAATATAAGAAAATAAAAAGAAAATAAATAAATAAAAGAAATAATAATTTAATTAATTAATACTTAAAACGAACTAAACTAATTAATATATAATGAGCGGAAAATCTAAATCTAATATCGCCAAAAAGTTGGCATTTGAACGTAAATTATCTAAAGATGGTTCATCTAATCCTAAATATGTTGACTTACTTGAAGTAGATAAGTCTATTGCGGGTCAAACATTCGGTTGTTTTTCTTTTATTACTCCTGAGAAAATCTTGAAGCAAAAAGAAATGTACTTTTTTGAAGAATTCCTAAAGAGATGGGAATTTTCTAAGTCTATGGAAAAATTTCATCAATTTATTAATTTTATGTCTTATAAATACAAGTTATCTTTTGAAGATGTCATGAAGGATTATGAAGGATTTGTCAAGGAAGAGCGTGACAATATTATTTCTTCTTCCATTGAAGATGACTACAAGACTTTTATAGATAAGGAAGAGGATGAGCTAGAAAAGCAATTTAATATCAAGCATAATTTTCAAACTTCGGTACGCGGCTTCAAGGCTCGCGGTCATTTTGCGTCTCAAGAGGAAGCTGAATTGCGCGCCAAATTGATCCGAGAGGTGGATCCCAGTTTTGATGTATTTGTGGGCCCTGTTGGCACCTGGTTACCTTGGGATCCTGAAGCTTACAAGACTGGTCGTGTTGAGTATATGGAGGAGGAACTTAATCAGCTTGCTCAGGAGAAGCAAAAGAATGAATCTGCTGCTAAAAATGCGTTTGAATCGCGTCTCAAGGAGACTAAGCAGAAGGCTATTGATGATAACAAGAAGAATGCTGATAAGCATGGCAACATTTTGACGCAAGATATTGACCAGGAAGGCAATTTGGTTGGTGTTAGTGCTACTAGTCAAGAGAAGGCGCTACAAAATGATGCGGATACTATTTCTGTTGCGGATATTCGTTCGGAGCTATTTGATGGCGAGAATGTTATTACAGGCAAGACGGATTATGGACGCTCTGAACTTGTTAGTGGACCTTTTTCAATGAAGGAGAAGGAGAAGGATGAATAGATATTAAATTAGTAATTTAATTGTAAAATAATATATAATTTATATAAATCTATATATTATTATTTGTAAAAGTGATTCTACCATTTGCTCTTTTTTACCGCAATTTTGGGTCCCGCGCCACGTTTCTTCACGTTATTGGGATCATATTGCTCCTCTTCGTCATCATCATTTATCTGTTTGGATAGCTCCCAGAACTCTTTTGATCCTAATCTGAAGTCATTATGTGCGTCTGCCTTGTACCAGAAGACTTGATCTTGTAGCTTATTTGATTTGGAATTGTTATTGATCACTAAGCACTCAAAATTCTCTGTACATTGGTCCATTACTTGGCAAAATGATTCCAATGTGGGGAACATGCCGGCATAATTTTCATATATTCGCTTCCTGTTAGCTATATATGGCTCTCTTAAAATAAACACGTAATCTATATTTGTTCTTAGTGTTGGTGGAATTCCTAGAGGGTATTGCATTGTAATAATTAGCATGACCTTCCAGTGCCTCAATTATACCATTTTCATTCAAGTATTTCTTCTTGAAATCATTAAATTCACGCTTTTTAAATGGGCGTGACGCTCTCTCGAGCGGGCCTAGACTATATCTTAAGCTTTCATCGCGAGTGATTAATTCGCTCCAGCCCACGGGCATTTAGTCGTTGAACCGCCTTCATATCCTTATCATAACGGACTTAGAAGACTGGCTGCGGATTGTCTTTATATTATGCCTTTTTACTATACCTTATGTTGTTAACATAAGCCACCATTCTAGTTTCCTATATGGTTTAGTAGCATAATCCTAGCAAGATATCCCCGCAATTTGGACGTGTCGCATTCTTTTTTAAATAAAACTAAAAAGAATACTAGCTATTTTTTTGAAATAACTATTAATGGCAAGCACACGATGTATCGTCACAAATTTTAACGACCATTCATAAAATCACCATTCATAAACAAAAGTCTCATCATCTTATCGCGCGCCCAAGTGTTATCATATAAGCAGTCATCTAAGATAACAAAAGTTCGAGGGTCAATAGTGGATCTTTTAAATTGCTCCATTTCTTTTTTTATTTGTTTTAAGACTTGTCGCTGTCGCTTCAAAATGTTCTCGATAATAGCAGTATTGTATTCATTATGTATGAACAATTTTGGCACCAACTTACCATAAAATCCGTTCCCTTCTTCCGTTCCAGAAATAACAGTACCAATTGGAATATCTTGATGATAATATAATAAATCTCTTACCAAAAATGATTTACCAGTGTCACGACGACCAATTAAAACTACGACGGGACCTTTTGATTCATTAGGCTTAAAACTAATGGATTTCATGTCAAAACGTTTTAGCTCTAAATTCATTTATTATTATTATATATTTTAAAAAAAGATTTTTATTTACGCAAACTAACAAATACCAAATAATACTAAATAAAATCATTTAGGCATTTATAAATTTGTTAGTTAATAGATATTTTAATTATAATAAGTTAAATATAACTTATAATTTTATTTTTATTAGCTAATGGCAATCAAGGTAAACTATCAAAAGAGAAAGAACATCAATCTTTTCAACAAATTTCAATCAAATACTAACATTTCTTTGTCTAATGTTCAGAATTACATACCTATTTATGAACGTTTTTTTTCATTGAATAATACCAATTATAATTCCATTAATTTAAATCACATGTGGAATATTTCAGACATTAAAGATATTAAAAATAAAGATACAAATGCCGAAACTACTCACATTTATTTTTGTAAATTGAAAAACATAAATGACGACGAAGATATGACTATAAACCAAAAGGTATTTATAAAAATGGCACCTTTGTTAGATCCATTCAAGTATTTAGTCGGTAAATATAATTATATAGATCCTGCTTTGTTTAATTTGCCTTCAATTGATAAAACAAAAACAGTTCATCCTAAAATAGAAGACATTAACAATTCTTCTTATATTGATGGTTTTTTTTCATTTTTAACAAGTCAAGTGTTACATACCCATAATTTTATTCATGGACTAGATTATTATGGATCTTTTTTAGCTATAAAAAATAATTATAAAATTAATATTATAGATGATATTGATTATTTAGTCCAATCCGATTTTTTTAATAAACAAAAAAATACACTGTTTACGGTAGAAGATTTTTCACATTTGTTACCAAAC